GTTCCTTAGCCAGAAGATGGTTTAGTTCTCCTGGACTGCTCGCGAGCGGTCTGAAGGTACACAGTAGACATTAGTCTGATCTGAGAATTGAGAGAGGCCTTAAGGGATCAACAATAATCTCGAGAGTCGGTTTCCCGTAGCTCTAGAGTGTTGGTCTTTTATTTTGCTTACTCTCGCTCGTTTCCTTACGAAAGTCTTCAGGGTAACTTGTCCTGGAGAATGAGTAGTATCGACGCATCGAGACCACCCTTCTGATACCGGTTTGGTACCACCGGGTATTCTTTCCCGGGACTAACAATTGTTTCCCGTTAGTCAAGAGGTACTGATAATGGTAAACGTCTTCAGTGTCTAAGACGCGTTCCTTAGTGATGTAAGACATTACATCTCCTCGTATTGCTCAGAACGAAGAGTCTCAAGGACCCGGGCTTTCGCCGCGGGATCCAAGAGCTTCAAGGCTCTGGCGTACGAGATCCTCTCATCCGAATGTACACCGTCTAGATGGATGTCCTTCTCCGTAAAGACTACCTTCTCTATACTACCCTCCGCACACTCAAGTGCGATAAGGTACTTAACAGAAGGCACAACGCCTGACGGGGTCATCACCATTTGGGTGACGATCCCATCACCGTTGGGTGACATTTGAACGAACTGCTCCGGGAACACCGGGTTCCCAGCATCTCGTTGCTGGTTGACGTTGGGTCCCAAAGGTGTCTCAATCGCTGGAGGAGAATCCGCTAGCGTAGGCCCCGTTGGAAGTTTTGGTCCTGGTTTCACAAGATGCTGCACCGAGGGGTGTACCCCGAAAGATACACCGTCCCCAAATGCGAACGGCAATTCTTGCCGTTCCTCTCGTGTCATCGGGTCCGCCTCAACCTTCGGTTGTACGATCACAAATCCTACCTCCGTCGGCCCATCTTGTACAGCCATTGCCATCGGTTTGATTCCTAGACATTGCTCTGTAACAAGCCGAGCTAACTCAGTAGTCAGCCAGCCCCGTACTGAGCGGAAGGTCTTAATTAAGGCCGACCGCTTCACTCCTCCGAAGTCAATTGAACTTCGTTCAAAGAAGTTTGGAGTGGTTGGGATCCCAGCGATGGCATCCCGCACCTCCTCTATACGAAGCCAGATCTCATTGAGATCGTCTAATGACGGTCTGACAAGGGCATCTAGGTCTTTCTGTAGGTCCATCAATTTGATCTTCAGCTCGCCAACCAACGGTAAGGCAACATAGATATTCCAAAGCTCGCTTTGGAGATTCTCGTTGTCAAACCAATTGTCGATGTTTCCACCGTAAGAGGCATCAGGATAGGTTACTTTTGCAAGGCCTTCCCGATGCTTTCTTAATGACTCACCTGTTTTCGCTTTGAGGGAGTCCCACAAACGCTCACCAATTGCTTGGAGAGCCTCTATTGGTACCTCTTTAGCCAACCCCGGCTCTTGCTGTAGGAGCCACTCCATTACGGAGAGGCCCCATGGCGAACCTGGGCGGGATAAGAGGATCGCTAGACCTTGGAGACGCGATTTCGAGCTCAACACAGCTGGTAGCCGTGCCAAGGCTCGATAACCGTAACCTAGGACTTTGGAGGCGACTCGCAATGTTTCCATTAACGAGGCGTTGACCCCAAAACGAGTCAGAACTGATTCAAGGACATTGTGGTCAGCTTTCGCTACCCCAATGGCCTTGAGTGACAGTGCCGAAACGTCTTTCCCGTGAGCGAAAGTTCGCTTAGCGAACTCGAACCCGCCGGTAGACGAAATAAGGGACTTCGCCAGCCCATAAGCAACTCCTATTTCTAAGAGGAGATCCTGATAAATCAGGGCTACTTGTGCATTGGCTAGCACAATATCGTCACCAAGGAGACTATAGTCCTTGAAGAACCCTCTGAACCCCGTTCTGTAGGCGGCGTATTGGACTAGGAAATGGTGGGTTAAGCTAAAAGCTGCCCATGAGGTTAAAGCCCCCATAGGTTGACCTGCTCCGTAGAGAAGGGCTCTCGGACTTCCACCCTCGGAACGGTAAGCTACCGTCCCGTCAGGGAGGCGGATAGGCGCGACGTAATGTCGCTCTACCAGCAAGGAAGCCCATAGCTCCGCCAGTTTCGGTCCAATTAAAACCGATAGAACCACATGCTGCAACGCTAATGGGAAACGATCCGTAGCAGATGATAGATCCAAAGACCAGAACTTCCTATGACCGAGATTGATTAGTCTCTCGGCCGGTTTGATCTGGTTAAAGGTCCCATCTGTCTCAATCCTTTTCAGAATCGAAAACAGAAGATCATGTACGGGTTTCATCACGCATTGCGTTATGCTATCCACCATTGCAAAGACACG